CATATATATAGAAAAGACTTATAGTATTACAGGTGGAGTAGTGGTAGCACATCGAATTACAGAGGTCTTTTAGAAAAACGGCCATTTCCTAGGTAGCATTGTATAATCAATGACTTAGCTAGGTAGCACCTGAGTAGCAGAATTTCAGTGCATTTTGCAATGCAATCGAGCCTTCGGACCGGCGAACGCTCTCAGGCGCCCACCGTCGAGCGCGAGACACTTGACAACGCGGGCAAAGCGAAAGAGGATTGCGCGGCAATTGTGGCGAATAAACAACAGAGTTGAGAGTTGAATTAATGGCTGCGCCGGTCGGAAATTCCAATGCAAGCAAGGGTCGCGAGTGGTTCGAAGCGATCCGCAAGCAATGCGTTCAGCGTGAGGCGTTGCCGAAAATTGCCGCAGTGATCGTCGACAAAGCGCTTGCCGGCGAACAATGGGCCGTGCAGGAAATTGCGAACCGCTACGACGGCAAGCCGGTTCAGTCGACCGAACTAACCGGCAAAGACGGCGCGAATCTGTTCGCGAATCTGACGACGGAAGAACTGCAGCGCCAGTTGCTCGACCGCTTGGCGAATCCGGAGATGATGCGCGCGCTAGGCCTGGCGTTGCCGGCATTGAAGGCGGTCAAGTAGCGCGCGTTCATCCGCGCACGCGCACACTGCACTCGCGCGCAAACGGCGCGTGTTATCCGGAGTGCGTTACATGAATAAGTTACTTGGAACCCCTGTCGTCTATTGGCCGAAAGCATCGGATGCGCTGCTGGCCGATGCAGAGCCGCGCGCGGCGCAGATCGCCAGCGTCGATGCGACCGACCCGAAGGCGCTGCGTGTCAACCTGGCCATACTCGAGCACGAAGGCGACATGCGCAACGCGATGCATGTGCCGTTCTGGCAGACCGGCGACCGCCCGAAGGGTATGGCGTACTGCGAACTGCCGGCGACGGTAGGCAAGTATTCGGCTGCCGACAAACCAGCTGACAAGCCGGCGCCGACATCTACGCCAGCGCAGCAGCCGCAGCAGCCGCAGCAGCCGCATGTCCTGCTATCGCCGACGCAGCAGCAGATCGCGCCAGCGCCAGCGCAGTAGCCGCGCGCGTTTCCCCTTGCGCAACCTCGCCTGAACTGCTACAACGCGCACACAGCGCGCGGTAGCGCGTCAGGCGAGACGCTAGGCACATGGCAGACACGCGCAAGACCGGCAAATACGCCGGCAAGTCCAACAAACTCGGTTACGGCGGCCGCGCGGCGCAGCTGAAGGCGCAAGGCGTGCCTGGCGGCGTCATCGGCGCGATTGCACGGCGCAAGGGTGCCGCGCCCGGCGGCCGCAACTATCACGGCGGCCGTGGCCGCTAACCTCAAGAGGATCGCGTCAATGAAGCAATCCATGGGCTACGGCCCGATGAACGTTGGTGAAGGCTTGCCGAAAACCCCGCGCGGCATGGACGAATCCAGCGAAGGCACTGTCATGAACCCCGGCGACACGGCCGGCGTGTTCAGCAAGCGCACGGCGGGCAAGTTCAAGTCGTTCCGGCGCGAACCCGTACCGCGTACGCCGATCGGTCGCGGCGGCGGCGAGAGCAAGCCGGAGTGACGTACGCCGTTTCATACCGCTACACGCTGCCGTATGATCCGCCGTTGACGCGCAAGGCGGCGTTGCTGCTATGCGCGGCCAGCCGCTACAACACGCTTGGCGTCATCCTCGGCGCACTTTACGTGGCACTGTGGCCGCGCGAGCGTGGCAAGCTGCAATCCCTGCGCGCGTACGGGTTCTACGACAAGCCCATGCCGCTGCGTTACATCTTCCGTCCGGAGTTATGCTGATGAAGTCCCGCTACAGCGACAACCGCCAAGCGCCGATGGCGCCCGGCGAGACGCGCGTCAAGCGCGCCAGCGAAGGGCCGCGCTACACCGAACGCACCAGCGCCGCCAACGCCTATCCCGCCGGCTGCGTGCCGGAGGAAACCGGCGCGTATGGTCACGATGGCGACAGCATCAGCCGCTTGCCTGGACACAACCGGATCACGGTATGCCGTGGCCGCAAGTTCTACCGCAAGGACACGGACTCGCACGGATGAAAATCAACCGTCGCAGCGCCATGCCAAAGCCGGCGAAGGCGGCCGCGTTCAAGCGTCCCAAGCCACGCGCGAAGTGGGACGACAAGGCGAAGCAGCGCATCATCGACCATTTCAAGCGCGAGCTATCGCAGTCGCACGGCGTCAAGCGGTGAGTGTCGGCTTCAAGCGCGCACATGACCACGGCTCCGGCTTCACCAGCCGCGCCACAATCGACGCCGTCGAGAAGGCGATACGTAGCAAGGTCAAGGTGGTGCGCGGCGTGGATATCCCCTACGCGGCCGGCTACAGCACGGACGGCAAGATCGTCTACATCGACCGCGCTGTTCCAAAGACATTCGACCTGCACGGCCGACCGTGCGACGTCACGCGCTACCTGGTCATCCACGAAGCCATCGAGAAGGCGCTGATGGATGCACTCGGTCTACCGTACGCCTATGCGCATGCGCTGGCAACGACGTGCGAGGAGAAGGCGGTGCAGGCCGATGGCCACGACCTGACCGCGTACAACGCGGCATGGGACAAGGTGATACGCGTTGTCGGCAGCCGCGGCAAGTACCCGGATGTGCCGAAAGACTTGGACACGCAGCCGTACACCCAAGACCACGACGTCAAGGACGAGCGCGCAATGGGCATGATCGGCGGCAAGGCATCAGGATATGGCGGCACGATGAGTCACCACTGGAATGATAGCGAATACTGAATTGTGACAACGCCAGCAAAAAACCCTTCGTACTTATGCACTTGCGGCAACGCTTCACGTGGAACCACGCCGTGGACACCGGAGCGGCATGCGGAATGGCTACGAGTCCGCGAACACCGTGGTAACGAAATCGCGTACGATGATTTTATCATCCGCCAGCATCGCTTCAATGCACTGACACCGGAACAGCAGCGCGTCGCGCGCTGGTTTCCGAGGGCACGCGATCTGCCGACACAGGAGAAGGAATGGCTGCGATGATTTCCCCCAAAGCCATCCACCCGCCCGAATCGGCCAAGTACGATGCCGTCAACTTCGCGCACTGGGTACAATCGGTTGGCCGCCGCCTGCTGACGGCCGGCATTGATGTGGCCATGACGCCGGTGGTACAGTCAGATGGCGAACTCTACCTGACCGTCGATACCGACAATGCGACGGCGCGACGCATCAAGGCGGCCTTGTACTCGTGAGCCAGATTCCGTTCCTCGCAGCGCAGACGACGACCGCCAACGGCATCCTGGTGACGGGCAATTACCAGTTCGTCACGGTCACGGCGCCGAATTTGTCTGGTGAAACCAGCGCGCCGACGATATCGAGCACGGCGACCGCCACGACGGGTGGCACGCTGACGCACTCGACGACGTACGGCTACAAGACCACTATCCTGACGCCGGCCGGCGAGACGACGCCGAGCGCCGAGTCGACGCAAGCCACCGGCGCCGGGACGGACACCAACACCGTCACGATCAACTTTGCCGGCGCGGCGGCAGGCACCAGCACGAACGTCTACGGCCGCGCTAGTGGTGGACCCTGGGGCCTGATCGGCAATGCCGCGGCTGGCGTGACGAGCTTCGTCGACGATGGCAGCGTGACGCCCGGCGCGGCGCCGCCGTCGAGCAATACGACGGCCGAGTCGATGTCAATCAAAATCAACATGCCGGACGGCCAGACGGCGCCGGTCGCGCGCGACGTCAACGGCAATACCACGAATGCAGCGGCCACCTGCGTGCTATTCGGCGGTGTCAATTACGTCATCACCAAGACCGGCACGATCACGGCGACCGGCGTGTACGTCGACTTCGGAGCGCGCGTCACATGACTCAAGTCACATTGATTTCGCCGCAGACGGCCGGCGCGACGGTCAACGATGACACCGGTGCGTATCAGTACGTCACCTTCACCGCGCCGGGATTGGCGACGACGGAGACGTGCAGTGTGTCGATCCTGGTGCCAGATGGCCTGACGCCGGTGGTCGCCAAGGATGTCAACGGCTCGACTGGCGGACTGACGGCCACCACGAAGACGCGCACCTATTTCGGTGGCCCGACCTATGTGCTCGTGCTGAGCGCGACGGCCGGCAATTGCGGCCTGTACGCCGACTTTGGCGGGCGCGTCGCCTGATTCATACCCCGCCGGCACAGTGTCCGGCTTAACGCTCGACCCAAGGAGTACACGCAATGCCAACCACCCATCACCAACGCGGAAATTTCCTGCACGGCATCGGCAATCGCGCGGTGCGCAGCGCCGTCACGGCATTGACCGGCCCGATCCCGCTTTCAAGCTACGAACTGACCACCGCCAGCGGCACCGCAACGGGACTCAACACGCCGAACCGCGTGCGCAACAGCGCAACGCTCGCCGCCGAGCCGAACCTGATCGTCGGCGTTCTTGCCAACATGACGTACCTGGTCGAAGGCCGGCTCGCGCTGTCGCTGACGGCCGGGCAGGGCATCAAGCTCGACTTAGCCGCCGGAACCGCGACGATTGTCGCTAACACGATGGGCGGTGCGGTGACGTTCTGGACGGCTGGCAGCAACACCAACGCCACGGCGATCGGCGCGACGAACGCGATTCCGTTTCGCGTTGCGCTGACCGCGCTGTCCACCGCGGTCGACGGCGGTACGACCAACACGTGGGTGGCGGCCGACTTTTGGTTTGTCGCGCAGTTCGCCACCAGTGGCAGCGTGCAGTTGGAGTTCGCGCAGTCGAGCGCCGGCGCGAGCAACACCGACATCCTGCCGGGCAGTTACATTCAGGCGTACGCGCTGGACTACTATAGCCAGGCGGCCTGATGCTGCAGCCGCGCCTGCCTGCGGTGTGGGAAGTGACCGCCATCGTCTTGCTGGCGCTGGCGGTCCTTGCGGCAATGTGGTGGGTCAATGGATGACCTGGAATTCCTCGTTCGCGGCTACGACGAACTGGCGCGCCGCCACGAGGGCAGCAAGTTCTTTCGCATGTACCCCAAGGAAGGGCTGCTGTCGCTAGAGAATTACCCGCGCCATCACGAGTTCTTCGACCTAGGGAAAACCAAGCCATTTCGCCTATTTTTGGGCGGAAATGGCGTCGGGAAAACGGAAGGTATCGGCTGCTACGAAACCACCTGCCACCTGACCGGAATCTACCCGGATTGGTGGGATGGCATACGCTACGACAAGCCGGTGTACGCGATCATCGCCGGCAAGACCAACGAGAACGTCCGCGACATCATCCAGCCTAAGCTGATTGGTCGCACCGGCCAGTACGGCACCGGCATGGTCCCGCGCGACCTGCTGCCTGTGGACAAGATCACGCGGCGATCCGGCAGCAGTGGCGCGGTCGACAACTTCGCCGTGCTGCACAAATCCGGCGGCTACAGCCACGGCCAGTTCAAGTCGTACGAGATGGGGCCGGAAGCCTTTATGGGTTTTGAGGCCGACGTCGAGTGGCTCGACGAAGAACCGCCGGCCCCGGTGTATTCTGAATGCGTGCAGCGATTCCGCACGCGCAAGCCCTGCCTCATCATCACCTTTACGCCGCTTGAAGGCATCTCCGATGTCGTCAGCATGTTCCTGCCGCAATTCGCCGACAACTACAGCGAGGAAGAATACGCGCAGTCCGGTCGTGCCTACGTCATGTGCAGCCAGGACGAGGTGCCGCACCTAAGCGCCGAGGAAAAGCGCACGCTGATCGCCAATTCTCTGGCCTATCAGCGCGAGGCCAGAAAGCTCGGTATGCCCAGCATCGGGGCAGGTAAGATTTACCAGTACGAGGAAGGCACCTTCGTCATTCCGCCACTGCCCGGCGGCCTGCCGCGGCACTGGCCGCGCCTATATGGCTTAGACGTGGGTCTGAATACCACGGCGGCGCTGTGGATGGCGCACGATTTGGATACCGACATCGTCTACGCCTACAGCGAGCATTACATGCACGACACGCTTCCGGCATCGCACGCGCAGGCAATCAAGGCGCGCGGCCACTGGATACCCGGCGAAATCGACCCGGCGTCACGCAATCGCAGCGCGAACGATGCAGACAACCTGCTTGACATCTACAAGCGGCTCGGGCTGCGGTTGAAGAAAGCGGACAACGCGGTCAACTCCGGCATCTACGCCTGCCAAGAGCGGCTGGAAACAGGGCGCTTCAAGCTCTACAACACCTGCACGAACTTCATCGGCGAGTTTCGCAATTACCGCCGCGACAAGAATCAGAAGATCGTCAAGCAGCGCGACCATTTGATGGATGCGTGGCGATACGGCATGATGGGCCTGAACCATGCCATGCTGCCGCACGACGAGCAGCGCGACCGCGTGCCCAAGCTACGG